AAGCGTCCCCCCACCCCGGCGTTCGCCAGGGACGTGAAGGTGCTGTTCACGCAGCTCACAGCGTCCAAGTAACACATCCGCCCTACACACCCTCCACCGCCCTACAGGAGTACACATGCCGCCCACCAAGCGCGCCGCCCGTCAGATCCCTCGTGTCCAGGACGAGGACGACGACGAGGCGACCCCGCCGCCCGCGCCCGCCGCAGCCACCAACGGTGATGCTGACGAGGGTGACGACGACGAGGCCCCACCCACCGCCACGATCCGCCGCGGCATGTCCGCCGCCCGGCAGGTCATCGACTCCACCTCCAGCTTCGCTCAGGCGTTCAAGCTGACCGAGCAGATCCAGGTCATCAAGTTCCTGGAAGACGACAGCTACGCCAACTACACCCGCCACTGGATCGAGCGCCAGACGCCGACCGGCCGGGCCAACCGCAGCTACAACTGCCTCAAGAACTGGGGCAAGACGTGTCCCCTGTGCGAGGTGGGCGACAAGCCGCAGGCCGTGGTGGCGTTCAACATCGCCCTCATCGGTGACGACGGCGTGGCGATCCTGAAGACCCTCGACGCCGGCCCCAAGCTGTTCGGCATCATCGAGAACTACGCCCGCGACCCGAAGGTGGCACCGCTCAGCAAGGGCTACTTCCTCGCCAGCAAGTCAGGCAAGGGTGGCACCGTCAACTACCAGCTCGTGCCGATCAAGGCGCACAGCCTGAGCGACGACTATGACATCGATGCACCGTCCGACGACGAGCTGAAGAAGCTCGGCGCCTACGACACCGACATCATCACGATGCCCAAGACCAAGGATCTGGAAGGCATCGCCGCTGAGATCGCTGACGAGTACTGAGGCATCGCGTGTGGAGCACGGCGACGACGCAGGGGGGACGTTCCGCCGTGCTCCACACGTCCTCCTCACGGTAGACGAGGTCGAGCGCGCCGTATCGCTCTATGCCGATCGACCCAACTTCGTCTTCGACGTGGAGACGGTCGGCGGCAACGCCCACACCAACGAGCTCCGCTGGATCGGCATCGGGGCCGAGGGCCTCGTCCACCTGATCCCCACCGGCCACCCGAAGGGCGTGGTCCTCAAGGGCAAGCACCGGGACAAGACGGCAGCCTGTCTCTACTACGACTCCGACGACCCTCGGGCCTCCACCCCGACGACGCGCAAGCTGCACCCCTCGCAGCGCAAGCCGTCGTGGCGGATGGTCGAGCACCCCGTCGAGGCCACCTACGAGCCGCCACCCAAGCAGCTCTACCCGCACGAGGTCATGGAGCTGCTGCGCCCGCTGATGTTCAGCGACAAGGGCAAGGTCGGCCACAACGTGAAGTACGACCTGATGACGGTCGGGAAATACCTGGGCGAGATCCCGCCCGGCCCGTACCACGACACCCTCGTGCTCACCCACGTCCTGGATGAGGACCGCCAGAGCTACGACCTCAAGAGCCTGACCGCCGACTGGTTCAAGGTGCCATACGACAAGCGCGCTGCGTGGTACCCCAACATCGGCAAGCAGGGGGTCGACAACTTCGGGCTCGATGAGGTCGCCCGATACCTCGCTAAGGACATCCGATATGCCTGGTTGAGGTTCCAAGACCTCCTCGGTCGCCTCGAGCGCAAGGGCCTACGCCCGGTCTACGACTTCGAGATGCAGGTGTACCCGAGCATCATGACGATGGAGACGACCGGCTTCCCGGTGGACCTGTCGCACATGCAGGAGGTCCGCGCCGACCTGGAGGGCCAGATCGCAGCGATTGAGGACGAGGCGTGGAAGCTGGCCGGTGATCAGTTCCCCCTCTCCAACCTCGACGCCAAGCGTTGGGTGCTGTTCGGGGAGGGCGTCCGCCGCAAGAACGTGCCCGAGCCCATCCCGGTCTACGGCCAGAACAAGGTGCGGTTGAAGAGCCAGGGCCTGCGGGTCCGCAGCCGCACCGAGAAGAACGACGTGGCGCAGGTGACCAGCGCCGTGCTGGAGTACTACGCCGACCGGGGTAACCGCATGGCCGAGCTCCTCAAGGCGTGGGCCGAGTACGAGAAGCTCCGGGGCACCTTCATCGAGGGCATCACCGGCTTCCTCAATCACCACCCTCAGGGTCTGCCGACGGTCCACCCCTCCTTCCACCTCCACCGCACGGTGACCGGTCGGTTCTCGGCGTCGGAGCCCAACGTCCACCAGTTGCCGCGCGAGCAGAAGGGCCGCACCTCCATCCGTCGGCTCTTCGTGGCTGGCAAGGGACGGCGTCTGATCGTGGCTGACTACGACCAGATCGAGTTGCGGTGCGCCGGGTTCCTATCAGGTGACCCCGAGATGGTGCGGGTCTTCATCGACGGCCGGGACATCCACCGGGAAGCTGCCGTCGCCATGTTCCAGATGCCTGCCGACGAGGTGACGGGGGAGCTGCGCCAGGTTGGCAAGACCCAGAACTTCGCCGTGCTCTACGGCGCCGGCGAGCAGAAGATCGCCCTCGTGGCGGGCTGCACCATCCAGCGGGCCCAGGAACTGATCCGTGGCTACTTCCAGCGCTTCGCCCAGCTTGAGAAGTGGAAGTACCGGGAGCTGCAGCTCGCCCGCAAGCGTGGCGATCGACAGAACCCCTGGTCAGACCCGCCTCGTGTTGTGATACCGCCCTTTGGGAGACTGCGTCGGCTGCCGATGCTCTTCGAGCTCGACAAGGACTACATCCGGTTCCACGCCGAGCGCCAGGCCATCAACGCTCTGTGCCAGGGCTTCGCCGCCTACGTCACCAAGCTGGCGATGGTGGAGCTGCACGCCACGCTTCCCGAGGGCGCCACGATGATCGCCCAGGTCCACGACGAGATCATCGTGCTGGCCGACGACGACGTGGCTGACCAGGCCGAGAAGATCACCAAGGATGTGATGGAAGGAGTCCTTGATCCCACCACTGGCAAGCCGATCCTCGGAACGGTTCCACTGGTTGTGTCAGCGGCAACGGGAGACTCCTGGGCGGAAGCGAAAGGATGACGAGCGTATGAAGACCCGTTTAGTTGCGGGATTGCTGTGTTACCTTGATCAGGGATGGACACGGCAGTGCAGGCTGCGGTTGACAGCGTCGTCGCCCTCGCTGACGATCACGCCGCCGCGTTCATCGACTGCATGGGTCAGGCCACAACGCTGGCCGAGCTCCAGGCAGCGCTCTCGGGTAGCTTCTTGTCGTTCCTGGCAGATGCTGCACGGGTGAGCGCTGATGGCTGAAGACTCTTCCTCCTGGTACGCCCGCAAGATGGCGCAGGTCCGTGGAAACGGACAGCCTTTCCAGGGCCGTGCCCCTGCCGCTCCCGTAGCCCGGTATCAGGAGCCGCAACCCCGGTATCAGCAGCAGTACCAACAGGTGCCGGCTCCTCCGCCGGACGCCCCACCCGAGACGCTGACCGAGTTCTTGGAGATGCAGAAGCACGGCCAGGGTCTGGTCCCCGGCAAGGGCGCCAAGCTCAACCCTGAGCCCTGCCCCAACTGCGGCGGCAACCTCTTCTATGCCGACCTCGGACTGAAGCGGCGCGGCCCTGCCCCTGCCCCGCACTGCTTCACCTGTGGTTACAACGAGATGTTCGAACAGGGTCTGGAGTCCAACTGGCAGGGTGGGGCGTGACGTACCCGGACACCCCCGGCTATGTCAACGGCAGCGACACCAGCAAGGAGGCAGCCGACAAGCTCACCGCCCGTCGGCTGCGGGAGCTGCACGACTTGGTCTACAAGCTCATCAAGGAGAGCTGTCCCCGCGGTCTGACCGACGAGGAGCTGGACGATCTCTCGGGGCAGACCCACACGGTGCGCCCCCGTCGCATCGAGCTGATGCACCGTCGGCTGGTGATCTACTCCGGGCGCAAGGAGAAGAACAAGTCGTCGGGCAGGAAGGCCAAGCTGTGGGTCATCCGTACGCGCACCATCGAACGTCAGCAGCAGCAGCGCAAGCGGACCATCCCCCGACAGGAGTTGAACGGTGACTGAGATCGACGCCCTCATCGACGCGCAGGCCGCAGCGGCCCGCAAGAAGGGCAACCAGCCCCTCCTCTACCGGGGGACCGAGCTGCTCGATCGGCGCTTCCTGCGGGCCACCACGGGCTCCCTCAGCTTCGACCTGATGCTCGGCGGCGGCTGGCCCCTCAACGGGGTCAACGAGGTGATCGGCAACGAGTCCAGCGGCAAGACCTCCATGACGCTGAAGACCGTGGCCGCGCAGCAGGCTGCCGACCCGGACTATCACACCGTGTGGGCAGCGAGCGAGGACTTCGACTTCGGCTGGGCCGCTCAGCTCGGCGTGGACGCATCCCGGATGACCTTCATCATGTCCAACATCATGGAGGAGGTCTACGAGGCGTGCCTGGAGGTGATGAAGAAGCGCGCCGCCGACTGCGTGATCATCGACTCCCTGCCCGCCCTCGTCCCCTCCTGGGAGGACGAGAAGACCATGTCGGAGATGACCGTCGGCAAGGGTGCGCTGCTCACCAACAAGTTCATGCGGAAGACCTACACCGCAGCGGCCCGCAGCTTCATCGAGTACGAGCGACCGCTGCTGTGCATCGTGGTCAACCAGTGGCGTGACGCAATCGTGCAGTTCGGTGACCCCCGCACCACGCCTGGCGGGCGGGGCAAGAACTACACGTACCTCACCCGCGTCGAGGCGACGCGCGACGAGTGGCTGAAGGACAAGGACACCCAGGTCGGCCAGGTCATCAAGTGCCGGACGATCAAGAACAAGACGGCGCCGCCCCGGCGCACCGGTCAGGTGGACTTCTACTTCGAAGACGCCAACGGTCACTTCGCCGGGGACTATGACATCATCCGTGAGGTCTACGATCTGGCGCTGCTGCACAACATCATCGAGCGCCACGGCGCGTGGTTCCACTTCGGGACCGACAAGTGGAACGGGAAGGACGCCGTGTGGAAGGCGATGGGTCAGGACCAGGCGCTGGTGGACGCGCTCGATATCCGGGTACGGACAGAAGTACTCGGCTTGGTGCCGGCCTCGAGCTCGACGACGCCGCCCTCGCCCGGTCGCAAGCGCTCCATCCCTCGGGCGTGACGAAGCCGTGGGAGAAGCAGGAGAAGGATCTTGCACGCCGACGGGGAGGTGCTCGCACTCCTGGCTCCGGCAGTGGATGGCGGCGTCGCAACGACGTACGCGAGGGCCGATCCATCCTCTGGGAGGCCAAGTACACCGCGGGCGCCTCTATCTCGGTCAAGCGTGTGACATGGAGCGACCTGCGGAAGAACGCCATCCTGGAGGGGGCGATGCCCGCCCTCGCTCTGAGGATGGGTGACCTCGACCTCGTCGTCATCAGTCAGGCAGACTTCGACGCCCTGTTCCCACCTGAGGAGACCCCATGACCGACCGCCTGCCCGGACAGATCGACCCACCCCAAGCGCACCGTGCTGCCCATGAGCACCAGGCTGCACCGATCCCTCAGGTGCGACCTGCCGAGCACACCCTCCTGAGCACCGACGACGCCATGGTGTGGGCTGAGGAGTTCTGCCGCATCTTCGCTGGCTACACAGTGTGGGAGCACGACGAGGGTCACGACGGGATCGACGCTGGCCTGATGGTGGCCTGGTTCGCCAACGCCATGCAGACGGCGGTCAACCAGTACGAGCGGCGCAAGCTGCACGAGAAGGGCGAGCTCACCGAGACGGAGCAGTTCCTCAAGCGCTGGGACGAGGACCACCCGGAGGGTGACGAGGAGCAGGATCCGACCGGCGAGATCGACATGAGCGCCGTGATGGTGGACGACGAGGAAGACGGCGTCACCCTGGAGGAGCAGTTCCTGGAGGGCTTCCGCGACGGTCGCCCGTGAGCGGGATCACTGCGCTCCCGCCGGCGTCCACGCCTCCCGACGACGGCGGGTGCTACTACGTCTGCAACGCCTTCGAATGGGTCGCCACCACGATGGAGAAGGGTGCGCCGTGCTGGTTCAGCAAGAAGCACGAGCGGACGAGGGGGACGTGGGAGCGCGGCACCTTCAAGCTGGCGTGGTTCTACGACGGCGTCATCGCTGACGTGGTCACCGAGGAGGGCAACACCATCGGTCTGCTCCTCGACCTGGGCGACCGGCTCATCACGCCCGAGGACTACGCCACGTTGGAGCAGTGGGAGGCTCGACAGCGATGAGAGAGATGCGACCGTCGGCCCTGAAGCGGCTGAAGGACACCTACAAGGGAGACGATCGCATCCTGCCGTCGTTGGAGCGCCACGTCATGCGGGCGATGGCGAACGACGGTGCCGACCGTCGCCACGACGTGATGCACCCCTCCGAGATGGCGAAGAAGGACTGGTGCGGCCGGCACGACTACTTCCGCATCATCGGGACGCCGTCGGAGAAGGAGTCGATGGCGAACCCCAGCTTCCGCATGAACAACGTGTTCGCTGAGGGTCACCAGATCCACGGCAAGTACCAGGACTGGCTGTGGGAGATGGGTGTGCTCCACGGAGCGTGGCTGTGCCTGTCGTGTCATCTGGTGTGGACTGACACATCACCACGGCAGTGCCCGACGTGCAGCTCGCCGCGGCTGATGTACCGGGAGGTGCCGCTGTTCCGAGAGCTGGTCGGCGGACACTCCGACGGTGCCGTCCACGACCTGGACGGCTGGGACGGGCTGATCGAGGTGAAGTCGATCGGCATGGGCACGCTCCGCATGGAGGCGCCGCGCATGTACCAGCGCTACCTCGACGGCGAGACGCTGGAGAACGTGTGGTGGAAGATCCAGCGGCCCTTCACCACCCACGTCAAGCAGGGTCAGCTCTACCTGTGGATGTCCTGGCCGCGGTACGAGGAGATCTGCTTCCTCTACGAGTCCAAGTTCCACCAGCAGGTGAAGGAGTTCGTCGTCGCCTACAACCCGGCGACGATCGCCCCCATCCTGGAGACAGCCCGCGAGGTCACCAGGGCGGTTGCCCAGGGTCTACCACCCAGTAGGCCGTCGTGGGCCGAAGACTCTGATAGCAAGATATGCAAGTCCTGTCCCTACCGCAGGGCTTGCTGGAATCTGGGGGCTCCTCATGTCACAACGCAAGCGGACGATCCCGCGCCAGTCCGAGTCCTCCGATCCACCCCCGCAAAGCGGCGGCGGGCTCTTCGACCAGCCGCAGTACGACCTACCTGACATCCCGACGAACATCACTGACGTGAGTGATGACATACTCATGCGGCTGTTCGTAGAGTTCACGGGCTGGCAGAACTACGCTGCCACCCAGTTCGCAGAGGCGGAGGTGGATGAGGAGCGGGCGGAGGCCAAGGTGCGGTTCCTCGAGGCCACCGGGATGGTGCGGGCCTACGGTCCGAAGACCAAGGTGACCGAGGTGCGGGCGGAGATCGCGGTGCAGCCTGACGTGGTCAAGGCCAAGAGCGAGGCGCTCGCCGCCTACGCCAAGCGCAAGCTCACGAAGGTGGTGTATGACAACTGCGAGCGCTCGGT